GGTACATCTCAAGCCCACAATGCTCCGCAAAAAGCATGAGGCGCTGCCTCCTAAACAGCACACAATGCGACAACAGCTCCACCTCTGTTTCGACATGGGCGTTTACATTGCTCTCCTGGTTTCGGCCACCTTAGCATGCGCCATCATCTCCCCTATCTACATTGCCATCAACTTCCCCCGTGTCTTCCTCCCTCGGGGCCCACCCTCAACTCCTGGCGGCTGTTGGAAATCGATCATGCCTCCTGGTACGGCTGATTTGCCCATTTTCCATTCCTGGTCCGCCCACAACCCCTCCGGCTGGCTTTGTCGCGAGGACCTCCAGTACAAAGCAAAATTTTCACGCCTTGGCCTTCGTCCCTGGCCCTTCCTCCGCATCACTCGTGTTGCCCGGGGTGTTTACCACGTCCACCCTCATCACTCCCCCCTTGGCCAGCTCCGCCGGCTGCGTACCTTACCCCGTGGTTGGTACGGCGCTTCCTCGGATCCTGCTTTCTTTGACGATACCACTTTGCGCGGAGTCGCCCGTTCTCTCTCCCTGGGTGACTATGCCAAGACCTTGGCCGCCGCTCGTCGCGGCGCCCCCTATGCAGTTCCCAAGTCCATGGAGACTTACTTGAAGAAGGCGGGTGTCGACACACCTCCCCCCCATGCCCCTCCTCATTCTCACCCTGTCCACTATGCTCTTGAGAATCAGAGTCTCGGTATTGTGTCACAGCTTCTCTCCGGTGACTGGTTTGGTTTGTTCCTCAAGGACCCCAAACTTAACTATCTCCTCACTGGAGGTTGTCCTCCCCCCACTGGTCGATTCAATCCTCGTTATGAGGGTAAGGACATTACCCGTTACCGTGGTTCTCCGGTGCCAGGTGGCCCTACCCCTGTTTCTTCCTCTCCCGTTTGGTTTGCCCATGACGTTTTGCACCATTTGTCTGCATCCACCGTTGGCTCTTGGTTTGACGCCAATCCTACCCTCAGGTACTTGGTGTGCACCACTGTCATACCCCCGGAGACCGTTTGGTCCCTTCCCTCCCTTTGGACCAGCCTTTATGACTTCACTGTGGACCGCGACACTCTCACCTATGTGCCCGAGGGTGACAACGGTGGTGCTTACGAACAGCCTTTTTCCGCCCGGCAGTGGCTGCGGACGAACCGTGTGATCTCCCCACAGAATTTCTGCCTTCACGTAGCATTAATTCATTCCTCCTACGCTCACCACGTGTTCGTCATTAGCAGGCCTGAGCTCATACCACAGAGAACCCGCCTCCTGGACATGGCCCCCGTCAATGTTATCCCTTGGTACATCCACCCCTTCGGCACTTTGTACCAGCGTATTTCTACCCCTACTCTCCTTGACGCTCTGGCCAAGTATGAGGTTCGCGTTACCGTCACCAGCATCCGCGATCTTTATTCCAAGGTTGCTGCCCATGCCAGTGAGGTGTATGGCCATTTCCCCGCCTCGTACGTCCGGGCTGCGGTTCTCCACGCCATCTGGCTGCGCTACCTTGACTTTCACACTGCACCCACCTTCTTCGGCTACTTGTGGTTGAATGTCATCCGGTTAACCCGGCTCCCCTTTTTCCCGATTGGCTGGAGCTGGCAGTCCTACGTTAGCGTTTTGTTTCAGAGCAATTATGATCGTCCTAAGCTCTGGATCACCCGAACAGGCACTTTGGTCAGCTCTACCGATGACCATCTTCTCCCCGGCCTTGTTCGTCGCGTCTGTCCGAATGATCTTTCCTTCTTCCAGCTTGCTCCTGACGCCGACTTCACCGCACATTACGCTGCCCGCTCCGCGGAGTGGGCCGTCTACTTTCTCGCTAAGGCCGGTGGTTTCTTCATTTTCGATTTGGTCAAGTACCTTGTCCCCCGACTCCCTGGCTTAATTTCCTTTGTGTCTTACCTTTTTGACCTACATTGGTTGCAGACTCCTTGGGGCCTGCTTATCAGTGTTGGGTTTTATTGGTATGGCCTCCGCGGGCCCTCCGTCACGTTCCCGAACTTCTGGACCCCCGTCTGGCGTTTCGCCCAGCGCTCTCTTGCCACCGCTTACTTTCTCCCCTCGGCTGGCTTGCCCACTCGCGCCGGCTTGTCTACCGTCTACATTTCTTTACTTAATTTCTCCATCATTACCTTCGCGTGGCCTAAACTCCATCCCTTCGTCTTCCTCATGGACCATGTGCTGCGCACTCCTGCTTACCTTGCACCCGGTTCCAACGCGCCACTGTCTAATGACACCTTCGGCGTGTCTGGCCTCTATTCACGACCCCATCTCCTCCATCAGCCCTATATAGTTGACACTGAACGCATCCACCTTTGGGGCTACTCCTGGGTGGTGCATGCCTGCAACGTCGTGAATTTGGCTGCACTCGCCACTCTCGCAGGCCCACTCCTCTACCACTACTACACCATTCCTTACGCCCCTTTCCACGACGAGGAAAGCCACGCTGACTTTTTGCCTTACCAGTCAGAGCACCCTCCCCCCCCCTCTTTGCCCCCGCCCCCCTTTATTGACACACCCCCGTCTGTACCTATCTCTACGCCCTCCACCTTTCCTTCTCCACTTCCCCCCTTGGATGTTCCTGAGCCCCTGCTGGATGAGACGCCCGAAGTCCCGCCGCCCTTGCCTGTACTTCCTGCGCACGTTCCGGTTGCCGTTAACGCGGACCCCCTTCGCACTTATGACCTCCGACCTGTGCAGTTTGATGATTTCACCTTTTGGCGTGATATCCTTTCCCGCCTCCCAGTTCCACCCAACGCAGTGGACCCCAACACTATGTGTTACTGGGATTGCTTGGGCGCTACTTTTCAGATGAACCCCTATTTGCTTTGGGCGAACTTTGTGGCTTCACTTCCCGTCCCCCAGCGCGCCGGCTTTATGGATGGCACCGTTCCCTTTGAGGACCTTCCCCAGGTCATGGCCCATTTCGCCATTACCCATCGCATTCACCATGCTGGCAATCAGGATGCTTGCCCTCGCGCTGCCGGCGGCGCCTTTGTCCCCGAGTACAACCCCACTGCCGCTCCCGCCTATGAGGCCCAGCACGCTCGCGCCTGGCCCACATTTATCGCCTATATCACGGATAACCATGACGACCAGACTTACCATATCACTTTGCATGCGACCGCCAACGCGCGCGCTGCCGCCGCCGTCCGCACTGGTCCTTTTAGCGTGATTGGCTGGCAATCCCGCCTTATCCCAGGCGCCGAAATCTCTGAAGTCGTTAACATCCCAAAACAGGTTTTCGCTACCGTCTATCGCCGTTTACAAGGCACTGCTCGTAATGCTCTGGGGCTCTTCCCTGTGAACGGCAGAATCAATCAGTTCGTTCTTCCTGCTGTTCCCGTCCAGCCTCAGCTTGTGCGTTACCGTTGCACTGCCCGCGATGCCCAGGAAGCGGTTGATCTTGCCGCCGACATTAAGGTTCATCCTGCTAGCCTCAATGTCCACGATTTCAATGCACGTGAGGTTGCCAGCACTCTTGACCTTTGTGCCAAGGAGATGCTACTTAACGTCACCACTGGTGCAGGTTTGCAGTACCGCGACGTCAATCTTCATCTTTACCATGGCGCATACGGTACTGGCAAGACTTTTGCTCTTGAGGCAGCCTTGCGTGCTGCCCATGCATTAACACCCTTTACTCCTGCCACCCTGGCCTTTCACACTTGGGACCATGATCTCCGCAAACCCCTCCGCGCTGCCATGCTTGCGGCCTTTCCAAACATTGGTCTTCAGTCTGGCAATTTCATGACCGGCGCCATGCCCTTGGTTCAGCCTCGAACCGGCACTGTCGTCTTGGATGATGCCGGCAAATGCTGGAACAGCTTCATACCGCTCATGCTGGCCAGCAACCCGGGCATCACCGATTTGTATGTGACTTTCGATGTCGCACAGGCTGTGGGTGTGTTCCCTAATTCCCCCTCAATTTCCCGTGAGAACATCTCCACTGCCGACTGGCTTTCTTCCAAGTCTGACTACTACGCCACTCAGGTTGTCCGCACCGCCGCACAGGTGACTGAGCTTTACGGTTTGCCCCCCTCCCCCGCCATCGCCGGTCGCATTGTCCACCGTGGTCAGGTGATCGTCGTGTCCCAGAGCCCCGCCAACGTGCCCCTCCTCGCCGTTTCACCCCGTTTCGTACAGACCCAGGCCATGGGGGGCCAAACTGCTGCCACCTTCACCGAGTCTCAGGGCCACACGATCCACGGTGATGTGTGCATTGACCTGGGGGGTCTCACCGCCACCACCACGGACCGTGCTGCCTGGACCGCCCTGACCCGTGCCACCGGCAACATTTACTTGAAAATGGGCCCTATGATGTCCTCCCCGACTCACGTGGAGGCTGGCTGGAGTAAGAGCCAGATCCTCACGGCTCTGCTCACTGTCGCCAGCTCACAACGCACCCCGTATCTAACTGCCCAGGTTGATGCTGATGGTTTGGTTTCGTCCGCCGTTCTTTCTCACCTCTCGCGGTGCCTCTCCCCCGCCGCCGCTCGCCGCCTTGGTTTGCCCGCCCCCAACCCCGTGATTGGCGTTAGACCGTACATCTCGTCGAAGTACCGCTCATCTTGGCTCCAATCCTCAGAACCCGCTCCAGACAACTACACCGCTCGCACTCATAGGGCCCGGGTCACCCAGATCCGTACCTCTCCGTCACCCGCTTTCTCTCGCCACACTGCTGCTGCTCCTAATTCCCACAGCACAGTGGCGGACATTGTTCAGCATCTGACGGCTGTACCAGCGGACTCGGTTCTGTCCGTTCCCCCCACTTCTTATTCGCTGCCCTCTGCCCCAGTGCTCACTGGTAACCCTGATCCTGTTTTTGACATCGAAGAGCCTACCGATGATGTGCTCCGTGAAGCTACTGCTCCCAACGCCAATTCAACTTTCCAGCATGTCCCCGACGGTTCTCCCGGCACTCTCCATCACACCCGCGCCGACAAGCTTACTGATGCCATGGGGATGGCTAAGCGCATCCGGGTTGGTGAGCATTCCAGGCATTGGTCCGCTACCGACGCTCGCCGCTTGTCCCAACTCCAACGCGGCTTCAGAAAATTCTTTGATGTTCCTGCCTGGCATTCTGAGGGTTTTGACCCTGCTCTGCTTGAACGCTGTACCCAGGATAAGCTTGCCAGCTGGGCCGCCAAGCGCACTAAGAAGACACTGCTTTATAGCGTTGCCAAGCAGAATCTCGACGCTCCTTACAATATGGTACGTCTTTTCCCGAAGGGTCAGTATATCAAGAAGCAAGAGAAAATGCGCAAACATGCCTTTGCGAGTCAAACGGTGTCTGACTTCCACCTCGGCCGCATCTTTCGCGATGCTCCTTATGCCGTCTACCTCGAGACCCAGATCTTGAAATACGCTTTTGATTCCACTTATCTTCACTGCCGTGCTTCTCCCGACGATGTTTCTCGGTGGTATGAGCGCTGGTGGCGTCCCGGTGTCATGACCGGTAATGACTACACCTCGTGGGATTCCGGCGTGGATCACGTCTTTATCGAGTTTGACATGTGGCTCATGCGTCTTAGTGGCTTTCCCGAGGAATACATTCAGCGATTGCGTGAGGACCGTTACACTACGTTCTCCCATTTAGGCACTCATATGCCTCGTCAGGAGTCCGGCGATCGCTGGACATGGATACTCAATACCGCCCGCAATTGCGCCCTCACAGGCGCTTCTCTGGATTGCCCTTCTCGCACCCCAGTTTGCGTTTCAGGCGACGATTCTGTCACTCTGGGTGCCTGGCGCCGCACCACTGGCTTCGTTCCCACCCAGTGGCTGATGACCCCCAAACGCGAGGAGGGTCGACATATGACTTTCTGCGGTCTCATCTTTGGTGGCCCCGATGTGTCCTACGATAGCAAGGTCGTTCACTGGCGTGCCCGCTTCGGCCTCCAACAGGGTCGTAATGACACTGACTACTGGCGCAGTATTCGCGATGCCATCTGCGAGTCTGCGGATAAGCTTGGCACTTCCGACACCCGACTCGCCTCAGCTCGCTCTTGCCTTCGCCAGGCGATTCATTACTTCGACCTCGACCCCTCACTTGATCTCCCCGATCCTCCGGCCGATGACCAGATTCTTCCTCGCACCGCCCCCCGGTGGCTCCACCATCTCCTCTCTCCTGTTCGTTTTTTGCTTTTTATATAGCTTTCTCTTCCTACCCATCTTTCCCTCACCCCCGCGCTTAACGTGATCTAGGGGGGGCCCTCTCGGCCCACAGAAGAACAAACGTGTCCGGACTCCCAGTCCACAATAACTGGTCACCCCAGCCTAAATTGGTCCAGATGTAATGTCTGCATATGGTGGTATGCTACAGCTAGGCCCTGATTAACGCATGCCTGACCGTCCTGATCGGTGAATCCGTGTAAAATGGGCCCGAACAGTCCCCACGGCAATACCGAGCTGAGTGCTCTCATCTCCCCAAATGCACCGCGTCCACCTCTTGGATGCCGATCCAATGTGCCGTGTCTGGCCTGAGAAGCCAGGCTGTGTATCGACTGCAAGGCGGCGGTCCCCACAGGTCATAGTGTGGGCTGAAAGGTACAGTCAGCCCCAGGGTAACACCCTGGTCAAAGGCGCCTCAAAACTCCTCATGCAATTGCCATTGAGTCTTCCGCTTGCTTCACTCCAATTTGCTGCCATCCTGGGGGACCTGCAACACAAGCAAGATTTGTATCTCACGACCCAATCCTTTGAGGTCTCCACCGTGTGTCATTTCTCCAATTGTAATCAGGCTAGGTATTTGCTTTCCCATCACCCTCACCTGATCCCAAGTGACAACCCTTGGAGCAACCATTCCCTTGGAACCTTCTTTGAGTTCCACTATTATTCCAATTTGACTTTCCGCTTTGCTTATTTGTCCGATTTCCCCTTGCTTTCCTGCCTTTGCTGAGCATGTCCTCCGACATCGCAGCGGTTGTTGGCACCACTGCCGCCCTCCACCTCAATCGTCACACCGTCAAGATTGTCGTCGTCGTCAACAAGAAGTCAGGTATCAGCCATTTCGCCTTGGATTCTCGCCCTGAGGTTCATACCTACACCTCCTCCCGCGGCTCTGCTCGTGTCTGCGGTCCGATTCTCGGCAGCTTCATCGGCCCCGCCTCCGCTGACGTTGTGATCAGTGCCACCGCCACCATTGTCCCCACAGACGTCTCTTCTTGGCCCAAGACTCTCGATCAGATTTCCGAGGATTCGTCTGCCGTCAATTTCTCTATCTCGGCGCTTTCTCCCGTCCCCACCGCCACCATCACCCTCTCTGAGGTCATCAACTCTCAGCTCAAACCCCGCCCGCAAGCCGGACGTCACCCTGAGATCTTGTTTGGTTGGGACGTCGAGACCACCAACACCTCTTTCAAGGGCCGCTTTGAGTTCAAGGTTCCCCTTGAATTCGGCGGCGTTGACTGGGTCAAGCCTTTTTCATGGTAGCCTTACCTCCTCTTGGTGGCGGCCTTGGTGCTTGGCACCGCCGCTTTGTTGCACTTTTTGCCGGTGCGACCCATTCTGCCCCTGTCTCGGCCGCCTCTTCAGCGCCTTCCACCCCTTTGCCCCGTTCTCGTGAACATTCACCTGTTCCTCCCGTCAAGAAGCCACACACTTCCCCTGGCAAGAAGGCTCAGGACCCCATAGATCATCCTCGACCAACCACTGCTCCCCCTCCGCGTTCCAACACTCCCATCAACTCCGTTTACGACTACGGTGACCATGATGGCCCACCAATGCGGTTGAATTTCCGCTTTGAGTTGCTCAAGACGTACAGTGTGGAGGTTGCCCGTGATTACATCGTTCTTCCTGAAGATGTTTTCATACAAGCCGATCCCGCCGCCCCAAATGTTCTAGAGTTCCGCTTCGATGACGATTCCCTTGTTTTCCAACTTTCGTTTCCTGTCCCTGTTACTCAATTTATGCCCCCCCCTGGTGCTCATGACCCCATCCTTTGGCTTTCTAACCAGACGTTGGCTCTCACCTCGCTGCTCACCTATGGTGATTATAAGCCATGAGCCCTCACCATCCCCCTCTTTCCGGTCTGCGCTTTTCAATTCGTTTCGTGTTTAATGTTTTCACTCGTTATGCGCCGCCCGTCCCATATTCCACATGGAGTTTCTTAGTAAACA